TAATCGATTCTGTGATTGTTCGTGTAGCAAGTCTGCAATAAATGCTGCTACATCTTCGACTGTATTTAGTGTGCCTCTATCTACATAGATAAAATCACCTTCATAGTCGATTAATTCTCCTGTTTCTTTATCCCATACTTCATTTAATTTGAATCCCATTTGCTTAACGTGATCCCAATTCCATTTCATCTCGGTAATGATGAATACTGGTAGTACACCTGCTTTCTGAGCTGCTACTGCACACTCTAGCATTGCGGTTGTTTTACCTGTATCCGAATGTCCTCGAAGTAATGTAATATGGCCCATTGGAATACCTGGTAATGATAATACTTCATTAAACGCAGGAGATAATGGTAGCCATTTCTGTGCTTTAAACTTTACTGACTGATCTAAAAACTTGGACTTCTTAAAAGAAGCCAAGTTAAATTTAGATTTGTCGCCTAGTACAGTTGATACTGTTTCCGAAACTGATTTTTTTGCCATTATTGAAATAATTCGTCGAATTTATCTGATGAGTTTGTATTCAAAGAGAACGCAGCACGTTCTTGCTCTGTTACTTGATTTTCATTTACCCAATCTGATTGAGGATTGTTAGCTGATGCTGATGTTGGAGTTTGAGGTGATGCAGGTGCTTCTGGTGATGATTGTTCTCCTTCAGCATCTGGATTTAACCACTTAGCCAATAATTCCTTAATGTCGTTGTACTCGCGTTTGCGATTAATCGTCATAATGTCTGGTTGTTCTTCTAACCATTTATTTACTAGATTAGCATCATCAGAAATTGGGGATGATTTTGGACGAGGACGTAATGTACAGCTAACTACCTTACGGCCAGCAACTTCTGCTTGTACTGCATCGATTTTGAAATCGAATCCATCTTGGATATCAGTGAAATCACCATAATCCTCATCAGCAGCAAATCCTAAAAGTGATTTGTATACTTCCTTACCAAATTCCCATAAACGAACACCTAAATGTTCTTCACCACGAACGATAACAGGAACAAACACACGCATTTTTGGATCCAATTTCTTAGCTAATGCCCAGTTGTCGCGATCTTTTGATTGACGTAATTTTGCTGCAAATTCCATAATTGGATCTGCTTCACCCCAGTTGTTTAGTGCCAATACTGGTCCTTTAGCGAATCCATAGTGGAAATACACTTCACGGAATGGGTTTTGTTTATTGAATTTTGATGGTACGATGCGAATCGTATGATTACCTACTTGAGGCTTCCAGAACACTTTCGTGTAGTCGATTTTTTCGTAAGTCTTACCTCCTGATTTTTGTGGAGCGTTAAGGTTACCTAATTTTTGCTTTAACAAAGCTAAATCCATAATATAACTATTTAAGTTTTAAAAATTGTACTCGGTAAATGTAATTGAGAAATCCTACAGATTAATTATCTTGTGGATTTTTGTTTTGATGATATTTAAATCATTATTTTGGATCAGTAATATCGAATTCTTGTAATCGATCCAGTTAATTCTGTAGTTGGTGTCTAATACACCACTATTCAAAGACTTGATTAATGCATTTAGTGCATTTATTGTATATAACGTATTTGACTCTTTTTTACGATGTAGCAATATCGTATTAGGTAGCACTGATTGTTGCTCCATATTGAATGTATCGATATTATACGTACAAACATATTCTTCAGTAGACAGCGATTCCAATACAAATATTTTAGAATATAATATTGTATATTTGGTCTGTAAAGTATTTAGAGTATTGTCTAATTCTTCAGGAGCCGTGAATGTACAGAATAGCTTATTCGCCATTAAAAACGTGCTGTTAAATAAATCGTAACTTAAGTCTGCCATAAATATATGATTTACTTTATTTCTGCATAATTTCCACCCATTTTCGTGGAGTAATTAAACTTTAGCAACGCAGTTATGCTATCTAATAAATTCTCTGACGAATCGTAATCAAGTAGTATAGAATCGTATGTGTATAAAATAATTTTTGTTTTCTTATCTTTAAGCAAATTCATCACAGCAGAAAACTGAACTACGTTAAATATCGTTTCTGTATTTTGGACAATATAATTAAGAAGTTTCTGTGGTGTTGGATTTTCTATTATTTGTTTTGTAAATCGCTTACCGAATTGAGTACCAATTGCACCATTTTCTGCATCTTTCCATAACTGATTTGTATAATTATTTACTTCAGCAAAGAATGGTTTATCTTGAAATTCCTTTCTAACACCACCATATAATTGTTGAAATACTAGTTCCTTAATTGTTTCGGGTGTTGATCCTGGGAATTGAAGGGATAATTGTTCGTATATGTTTCCGGTAAATTCATATCCAGCTAATTTAGCTATAATAGTTGGGTGATATGCTTTAAAGTCAATTTCAACTAATGTATCGTTTTCTGGGATAAATGCAGCACGTTCGCCATTTGTTTTATTTAAAGCGGCAAAATTAACACCATTAAATGCATTTGATGGTCTTCCAGTTAATGTATTTAAATTATATTGTGTGTATATTTTACCTTTAGATACTGAAAATTTAGGGTTAGGCAATGTTTTGAAGTATTCAATAAATGGTTCCTTAGATAATTTAATACCTTGTTTTTCAATATTATAAAATAATGGAGCAACGTAGTGATTTAAAAATGCATATGGTTCTAAATCCTCACTAATTTTATTTATAGTTTGCTCAATATGATCATATACGTTTTCCCATTTTTCATAATGTTTAGCTATTGGAATTAATGTTGATGGTGCTTCAGTATAGTATTTACGTTTAAAATCTGATTCAACTTTTGATTCGTATTGCTCAATATTAATTTCTTGATAGTGATGATACGAATTAATTAGTTGTACGTCAATTAATTGAGGAGACAACGTAGGGAAATGGTGTAACACCGCTTTCTTATCTAATGTGTATATGTTATTGACTTTAGATAGTTTATTGAGTATATCGGTGATTGATAGCGATAGTGATTCGGAGTGGTTTACACATAGAATATATCCTTTATGGCCTTTAATCCACCGAATATAAATTAAACTGATGTTTTGTAAAGCAGGATGGTAGTTTTCATTCGTTGGAATAATATGAATGAACGTGTCTTCGCCAATATGTAACTGATCTAATTGATCTTGTTTTTCAATAATATAAAACATAACATAACCTTTTATTTAATAGTAATAGAGAAATTACAAATTAACAAATGTTTTCAGTCCTGGGATTATTTTATCTCCTTCTTCGATTTGTTGTTGTATATCAAGAGATGAAAAATCAATATCTACTATTCTATATAGTGGATCTTTTCTTAATGTAGTTAATACAGCATTATTTAATGTTGCTTTTACTGATTTTTCCTGCAGATTAAATTGCTTAATTACTTTATCAGGATCATTTGTTTTTTGAGCAAATGAGTATTTTCCTTCTCTTTGTGCTTGGCTTTCCCCTGATTTTTGTATTGGAGTATTTGGGAAGATTTTTTCAGATGTTTGTTTGATTAATTCTATATTTTGTTTTGCCATAGCATAAGCTGCTGTGGCATATCCTACAGTAGACATTAATGTAGCAAATTGATTATCGGGTAATTGATCTAAAGGAACTGGGGGATCAAATGATGATTGATTATCTCCAGCATATGCTACACCGCTTATTATATGGTATTTTCCTGAATATGGTAATCCGCTATCAGCATATACAAATTCTCCTTCTTTTGCGGGGATACTTTCTGTTATTAATGATTTAGGTACTCTTGCCATATTATTTAATAATTTCTGATAATAATGTTGATGGGGTAGCTTTTACTCCTGCTTTATTTAATCCGTTTACTATATAACTTAAATATTTGGAAGTATCATTTTCATTAGGTGGGGCATAGTGGAATATGTAAGAAGATAATGTTACATTCTTTCCATACACATCATGACCTCCTCTAGCAATTCGTTTAATATATTCTATTGTAGCATTAATACCAGTATCAAGAGTTCCGAATGAAGCAAATCTATCATCATTATTATTATTTCCTT